CTGCGGGTTCATGCCTTTCATTGCTTCCAACTGTGTCTGATCTATACGTCCGTTCTGTACGAGCAAGTCACCTACCATTGACGGGTTCTGTTTTGCCTGCTTGTATAATCTCAACACATCGCCTATACCGTATCTGTTTCCGAATAAAGGATTCATTCATCTGCTCCTTTCTTTCGACTCTTTGTAAATACCTCTGACATACGCTTTTCAACTTCATCCGATATGATCTTGTCCAAATCTTCTCGTTTGACATACTTTTCACTTAACTCTTCCTCTTTGACAGCTTCTTCCTTATGAGGAACTAAATCGAACCATCCCAAAGGCTGTAGTTTATTGTCCGGTGTTCTTGCTTTTCTATATACATACGGCATATCCATGTCAATTAGAACCGCCTCTTGTCCAGGATTAACATTAAACAAGTCTGCCGCTGTTTTATTTGCCACAAAAGCAACTAACGGCTGACCGCCCTGCGGAGTGGGATTCTGCATCATATTCTGCTGTTGCACCCATTGTAAGTAATCTGCGTAATTAGGGATCATAACTTACCTCTCTTTCTTCCAATAGTACATAGGAATGTCTCGTCCACTATCAACGGCATCATAATAGTCGCCATCTATAACAGGAATTGCGTGACCGGAAGTGAGTACAACATACTTTCCTTCGGGATACTCTCTCGCAAAGTCTGCCACCGTGTAACATACGCTACACTCGTTAGGGATTATGTGCCTTGTATAGCCCTTTTCACGGAGATAAAGAGATAGAGTTGCATCCTGATTAGGCATATCGTAAATCATCAGACCACGATTGCATAAATCCATGTAAGCCTTTTCCCATGGAATATCCATGATAATTGAAAGAGTACGGACTAAACAATCGTCCGTGACCTTACCTATTGGATTCGGGTTTGCATATCTATACATATCTTCTTCTCCTTATGATTTAAGGATAAGAGATATGCCTATGAAGTGAAATAAAGAAAAGGTATGATTTTCGTATATCTTTAGGCAATAAAAACCGCCACAGGAACGTGGCGGCTAATTTCACTTTATATCACGACGTATCAGTTTTTTTATGTAACCTTGTTTGCTGTCTACATTTTCTAATCGTTTTATGATATCGTTATCGGTTTTTTTATTCAATTTCAAATGTATCTGTATTGTATTTGTTTTGTCGTATTTCTGCTGCGCTCTCTTTTGTGCCTCGTTCATTTTTTTACCCATTTGCTTGTCTAACAGGATATGCTTCAATAAGCTCGGTCTCTTCTGGGTTTTCGATTTCTTTTGCGGCAATGTTGATCGCGTCAAAAACACTTTTTGCTTCTATTTCCATCTTTATTGCCTCGTCTTTTTGAAGGTCACTCATTGTAACTATAAATTTCATTTTTACACCCCTTTCTTTTAATGATATGTACTTCAAAGTAATTTTTATTATATAGGTGTACACTTATATTGTCAAGCACTTTATTGCACTTTAAAAATACAAAAAAAGACCCCCGAAGGGGTCTCTTTTCAACTTATGATACTCATTCCGACAAGGCTCTGACCTCTGTTTGCGGCCATTGCTATGTCTCTATCTCCGAGGTTTACGGAGAAGTCTTTGTTTGCCGTCTCACGGCTACTCTGTGCTATGTCTGACAAATAAGGATTCAGCATATTGAACACAACTTCGGACATTGCCTCTGCAACACCCTCACGGATGCCCGCAACAATCTGCTCGTTGTTGGCTACCGCTGTCTTTCCATTTGAGAACGATCCGACCATCTCGTTATGGTTTGCATAGAACAGACCATCTTCGGGGAAACCACCGCGTTCATACATCGGTATAGGTGATATCTCGAATAACTTTGCCTGCCCTGCGGCTAATACTGTCTGCCCGTTCACTACCAAGTTATCCCATTTAACGTTCATAGAAGCATTAATCTGCTCTATTAAGGAGTTCATTATAGTAGCGATACTGTTCGCCACACCACGGAAGGTGGTTTCAAAAGCACCGGAAACTCCGCTTAAAGCTTTCGTCCAATACTCGCCTTTCGTCTTCGAGATAATGTTCTTTTCAAACCATTTCAGGAAGTCTTCAAACTTCTTCTGAACGTTTGTTATGCTGTCGCCTACCGCAGTTTCTACATTACCAAGCGAACCCGTAAGGGTTTCCTCGTTTGTGGTAAGCATAGTCTCAAAGTCGCCACCCAACGTTTCGAATTTAGTTGGCATTGTATCATCGAACAGCGTGTCTATCTTCTTTCCGAGTTCATCGCTGAAATTCGTGATACTCTGTGACGTATCTTCCAGGAACGTTGTAATAGTAGTGCTTGTTGTTTCAAAATCTGTAGGCAACGTTTCGTTGAACAACGTATTGAGGGTTTCGTTTAACTCTGTATCAAACGTTGTTATCTCTGCTTTCGCTTCACCAAGCTTTGTCTGCAAGTGAGTGAATATAGCATTGAAATTACCCTCAAATACACCGACCAAGTTCGTGGACGAGGTGTTTATCTCCTGCAACACAGTATTGATCTCTTTTAATTGAGATATATCTACGTTGGTTATCTTGTAGTCCGTCCATAAACTCTGGAATTTCTCGGACTCTTCCTGCGCTGATGCCGTAACCTCTGTTGTTTCATTCATCGCACCGACAACATCGGTAAGGTAACTCGGTACGCCTGCAAGCGAAGAACTCGTCTTTTGAGTGGATTCGGTGAGATTATCCATCTCTGTCTGTAACTCGGTTGACTTTGTAATATACTCGTCAAAGGTAATCTCGCCACTCGCATACTGCTCAACAAGTGCATTGAGTTCTTCGGTCTGATTGTTTATTGCTGTATTCAGACCCTCTGTTGACTCGGTGAGGGTGTCCTGCGTAGTTGTAAGTCCTTCTGCCGCAGAAGTTTCTGCTTCTTTAGCTTCTTTATCCCGCAGATACATCTGATATGCGTACTCTCTCGATATAGCACCTACATCTATGGCGTTCTTATATGAGGTTTCAGCATTTAACCACGCATCAAATCCATCGTAGTATTCCTGCTGTGCATTTTTGAGATAAGATATTGCCGCGCTTACTTCTGATGCAGAAGCACCCGTTTCTTCCAACGCTGTCTTTATAGCATCAAAGCCTGACGCATCTATCTCTATCTTTCCTGCAAGAATGTCATTCTTTATCTGCTGCCAGGTTACATCCGTAGTGTTGTATAAGTCGGTAAGATGACGAATAAACTCGTCATTTTCGCCCTCTAACTCTCCGAGTTTATACAATTCAGCAATAACAAAGCCCTGACTTACCGTTCCTATGTTGTCAAAGAACCTCTTGGTTTCATCAAATCCCACGCTCGTCATTTCTTTAACGCCTTCGGGGATTTCTTTAAAGTTCTCTATGATATAGCCAACGATTTCTTTTGCACTCATATCATAGTATTCTGCCGAGTCGGGGAATAATGCCCTGCCTATCTTATTCCCTATCTCATAACCCGTGACTCCTGCAAGTACAGCCGCCGCAACACCTACACCGACTAATCCTGCCTTGCCGAGCAATCCTGCATTAGATGCAAGCGTGCCTAAATCGGTAGTAAGGAATGTTGTCAGCTTCGATATTCCTAAAGTAGAAGCTTGCTTTGCAAACTGACTTCCGAAAGAACCACCTACTGCGTTTGCTCCGGTTGCAACGGCATTAGTTATAGGAGTACCGCCCATAGCGGTCAATATTGCATTACCAAGCTTTACTCCTATTATGTTGCTGACATTAAACAGCTTAAAAAGCCCGAAGCCTGCAAGGAGTGCAGTTTCAAACGGTGCTTCCTTTATCATGCCTGCAAGAACTTGGAACGAAGCTTTCAACAGATTCCACAGCATCTTCGCTATATCATCGACATACTCAAAGATATTGATTCCTGCAAGGAACTCACCTATCTTTTTGCCGATAGCATAAAAGTCTGTAGTTTTCAGCAGATTATTAACAAGCGCAAATGCTCCACGGAGAGCGGCCGCTACGGTATCTGCCGCTTTCTTTGCATCGAAGTTTCTTACAAATCCATTTATGATCTCTCCGATAGCGTTTCCAATCTTTCCCCAATTTGTTTTTGTTATAAAAGTATGGAGAAATGTTACCGCTGTATTTAAGCCCTGCGCTATTGTTTTACCTACTCTTGTCCAATCGGTAGTTTCAACTGCACCGTTTATTGTTTGAGCCAGGTCTTCGGCTAAAAGCTTTGCCGCCTTCTGAACAGTAATCCAATCAATATTTGTGGTTAATCCGTTTATCCATGATCCAATATCAACGCCAAGCTGATAGCCATTGAACTCTTCCGCAAACGCCTTTAAAGCATGAGCAATAGTGTTAATGGTATTTGCAACAAAGCGTCCTTTTTCGTAGAACAACTCTGCATCTGACAGATAGCCATTCAGGAACGATGCCAAGCCTTTGCCAAACTTCTCGGCTTTAGCATATATCTCGTCCCATTTAATGCTCTGTAACCATTCTTTTTCTATTTCGCCTATTCTCTTGCCAAGTTTATACAGTGTGTCATATATGGACTCATAGCCTTTTTCGGTTTCTTCCCACTTAACAGAAGGTTCAATAGCGGCATCACCGCCGCCACCGCCACCACCGCCGCCGCCTTTACCATCGTCAGCGTTAAAGACATTCAACTCGTCTATGCCGAGCATATAGTCTTTCATTTTCTTGGCTGCGCCTGCGGCATCATCCATATTGCTTGCGATATCGTCTGTTTCATCCGCTACCGCACCGACATCGGATATTTCGACTTTCCATCCGAATATCTTTCCGAGGGAGTTAAGCGTAGACTCTGCCAAATGGATGATTGTGTTCATCGCATCATTGAAGTGTCTTACCAACGGCTTAAACACGTTAACACCGATTGTACCGAGAACGGATTTAAGCTTTATCATACGCTCCTGCGCGATTTTTATTTGGTTAGCCCATGTCCCGATTGTCCTCTGGAAGTCTCCGTGAGCCGCGTTTGTATGAGACATTACATACTCATAACGAAGAAGCACTTTCTCATACTGCGACATGGTTTTAATGTTAGCATTAAGACCATTATTTAACGCGAAGCTTTTGAGGCTTGCTTCTGTGAGGTCAACGCCGAAACGACGCAACGGTCTGGCCTGACCTGTGTAGATGGACTCTAAAGCCTGCGCTACTTCTTTGTAATCCTGGTTGTAGAACGATGCCATATCGCCTGCCAACTTTGTCAGATTCAAAGACATATCTGCAACTGAATGTGCTACCTCTGCATAAGCCTTACCCGAACCGTCACCCATCTTTGTGGCGGCCTGCAAATACTCATTCGTAGACTCAATAGCAGACTTGGGTATACCCATGTTAACACCCATTGCCTGAAAGCGTGTTGCTATCTGCTTGGATGTGAGTTCAGACATACCAAGAGCATCAACGGAAGTCTTTGCAAAGTCTTCCATTTTGTCCTTCATGTCTCCGAAGGTATTATCTACAACGTTCTGTACCTCAACCAAATCAGAGGCGAGTTTCATTGACGATCCTACCCATTGTCCGGCACGCATGAAAGCCCAATAGGTAGCATAGAATTTACCTATTGTCGCCGCAAGGTTAAACGTAGACTTCTGCGCCTGCTTTGCACTCTTTGACCACAAGTTAAGGGCTTTAGACGCTTTAGGTACAACAACGGCTGTTTGGGTCATGCTTGCGTTAAATGAACCAAGCGTACCTACTCCATCCATCGCTGTTCCAAGATTACGCAGAGCGGCGGTAAGTTTATTTATCGCTTTCTCTGCGTTGGTTGCCGAAGCCGATATTCTTATTTGAAGATTATCTATATCAGCCATTTTGTTTCTCCTTTGTGTGTATATTAAAAAAGCGGTGGACTATAGCCCACCGCTCATTCTCTTTTCAGCCAACTCTGCATTGAACCTTGCAATTTCGAGTCTATGGAATAACCTATCGGCATCCCGTTTTGCTTTTTCTTCCGCTTCTTTTGGTGATAGAGGTCGATTCTTTTCATCAGCCTCTCGAAGAATCGGCTGTTTTCTATACTCCAGAGGTTTTGTGTTTTTCTTCCTGAAAGCATTACCTAAAACAACAGCAAATGCTTCCATCGTATATAATCCTTGAAAGTAAGCCTCTTCATCATGTATCTTGCGCCGTATCCTCTGTGCTTCAAAATACGGTTCTATTTCTATAGGGTATGCGTTCCAAAAGTATTCTTCTGTTACACCTACAGCAAGACATTGAGGAAGGACTTTCTTCCGGTACATTTCTCTTTTGGACTTATATGTTATTTCTTCTTCGGAGATTCGTCCTCGTCCCTCTTCGACATCTCCACCAGACTCTTGAAAAAACCCGATTCAGCGAGTTCCTTTGCAAAAGTATTCTGTATCTCTGTGAGTTCGCCGCCGTTAATGAGGTGCTGCTCTATCTCATCTCCTGCTTCCTCTAACTCCATACCGCCGCTGATTGCAAGGTATGCTCTCATAATGCTCTGCGGCTTTTTTGCGAGTTCTGCGATGGATACGCCCATCTCTTCAAGTAAACATGAGGTATTGTAACTATACTTTGCACCCTCATATTCTTTTCCATTAATTGTAAATTTCATAAAGTTTATCCCCTTTCTCTCTTAAAAAAGGGGACGGTGTTACCCGTCCCCATAAACACTTATGATGCGTTACATACAAGCCCTGACAAGTCGTATTCCTTTCTGACCGAACCCGTGCCATCGGTAGCCGTTATAATAAACTTCTGTGTATCCTTGTCGTTAACCATGAATACACCGTTCATATTAGGATCACCGAGGATTTCAACAAGACCACTATCATCGTCGATAGGAGTCGTGCCACCAGGTCCGCCATAAGTAGGTCTTAAACCAACCTTTACGGAAGTTGCGCTTAAAGGAACGTCTGATACCTTCAAACACATGAAGTTACCATCGCCCCAATATGCCGCAATATCGCCTGTGTCAAGGTATTTCAAAGTACCCGTAATCGCGTCTGCGCCAACTGTAAGTCCGTCCTGCAAGTCGCTTACGAGTGTGCCGTATACGGAAGTCCCAGCAGCCTCGGCACTAACTGTGGGACTTACGATTCCCCCAGGCTCACCGAGTCAAGAGGCTTAACTGCTGTTACCGGACCGATATACTTATTGATAGTAAGCTGTATCTCTACGGTTTCCAGAGAGTTCTGTGACTCTTCGGGCATCGGGAAAGCAGGGGGTGTCTGCGCCCAAAATGCAAACATCTTTGCTCTGTTGGGATTGTAGTTTACGAAGCAGATAGACTTTCCTGCTGCGGTCGCGGTTGCGGAAGCTGAGAATACATCTTCCCACTCTGTAATAGTCTCATCTGTTACGTTGATAGTTACAGATACGTTGCCGCCCGTGGAAGCACGTCCTGCGATCATCTGCTCGATTTCATCTTCGAGTGCAGATGCGTCTATCTCTTCGGTATCAAGTGCGATACCACCGATGCTGTTGATTCTCGGAAGCAGATGGAACTCACTCGGGGTTGTTCCGATTGTTCCAACCTTTGCTCCAAAGAGAACACCTACGGTTGAAATGCCAGGTAATGCCATTTTATGTTCCTCCTTTAGTTGTAAGTTTCATGTGAAACCTTATGTTAACTGATCGCTTGTTCCAATCGTTCGGTTACATACCATCTGACCGGATACTATTTTATTTGAGATTTCTGCCGAAGGAAATGCGTTGCACCGATAGTGGAATACTTCTCGCATGACTTTTTCAGCCTCGGCAAGTATCGCTTCACAATCTCTCTTCTTGGTGTTTGTCCACACCTTGATATTGATTGTACTATCTATACTTCCCATATCGTTTTCCAAATCAAATCCGTTACCTCTAAATGTATGCCACAAACGAAGTGTCGGAAATGTTGTTGGTGTAACATTCTCATTGGATGTCGTACACGCAAGATTCGGGTACGGTGCATCTTTTCTTTTGGCAAGCATATATTCTATTGTGCTGAATATTTCAGCCTCAATGTCAAGATACCAACTCGCCATTGAAAACCTCCCTCGCAATACTCTCTATTTGAAACATCATTGCAAACAATGCAGAATGAACGGGATATGTCGGTGCTTCGCCGTAACTGTGATGGTTTTCTCCATCAGGAGTTGTCCACCACCATCCGTCTACATCAAAAGCGTGTTTTTCACCAGGGAATGTTCCCTGACCAACACCCTCTACGGGATCGAGGACTTTTGAAAGCCAACCACTACCAAACTCTGCCATCAGTAACGGGCTGACTTCGGCTTGCTTTATTCCACCCTGGTATTTCCACTCTTTAATGAGTTTCACTCCATCGGTGGCAATTAATATGCCCTCTACACCATCTGATAATGGAAAAACGGATTCGTTTGCAGGACGAAACGTTATCATCCCTTTGTATTCGCCCTCGTTTATTTCAGCCGTAGCAATGCCTGCCTGAATTAGTTTAACAACAAAGATTTCCAACTTTTTTTTAAGGTCATCTCTGTACTTCTCTAATTCTTTAATGGCATTTTCTATAGACTTGTTCGACAGCGAAACGTATATTCTTTTCATTATTTGTTTTCCAACTTTACAACGCGGCGTTCTAACTCTTCATACTTGATAGAAAGCTTTTCCGTAGCCTTTTCCTCATCGGATAATCGGCTTAACAGTTCTTTCATATCTGCCTGCATCTTATTTACAAGATCAAGCAAGTTGTCGAGTTTGACCGTTATCTTTGCGTTGTCTCTTGCTCGTTCTTCAATGTCGTTCACATCTGCTCTCTTCGCGCCCTTTATGCCGAAAAAGATAGCCGCCGAAACAGAAACAACGCTTATGAGAATAGTAATCTCTATCGTCATACACCCTCCTTCGTGGCCTTTTCCAAAATGGCACGATAGAAGTGCTGCCCCTCATCAAGTACCCCCATGACTCGGTAATCTGCGCTGTTTTCATCGACTTCTCCGTCAATATGTCCTACTTCGCTGTTTTTCCAAATCAGCGTTCCCGTTCTGAACGGATATTCACCTTTATGGTAGGTTATCCTCGCTATTGCCCTCGTCTGACTACCAAAAGCCTGCAACTCTTCCAAAGAGAGATTACCGCTTATTGTGTTGTAGAACTCCGTGGGTTCGTCATAGCCCTCTTTTGTCTCTCCGTCCGTTAAGGGAATCCTTTCTCCGTCCGGCATAGTTCGGTAAACAACGTTACCTTCTTCATCCGTGACGTATATAGGTTCACTTTCATGGATATTCGAATAGAACATCTTTTGTTTGCATCGTCTTGCCGTTCTCATGCTCTACCTCTTTTTGCACAAGGCAATACTCCGAAGTAGTACACTTTCTCATCCTCATAATGAATAGACACACCATCTTCGCTGAACTGTGTCTGTCCTTCCGCTCCAATCTTATTGTAGCGATATAATGCCAACCCTAAAACGTTTGAATAGTATTTCTCCATCTCGCGTTCTATAGTTGCATCGTTATAGCTTTGAGGAAACTGTTTTGCGGCCTTGATATCGCGATATGCGCTATTTACCTTTGAGCGAAGAAGAGTCTCGTTAAACTTCTCACCTTCGGTTTCCCTTAATTCAGTTGTCAGTTCTGCGATTATCTCTTCTATCATGGTTGCTCCTTAAAGGTTAAGCTTGTCGATTATTTCCTCTTTAAGCTTTGCAGCTTTCTTTCCATCGGTATCTATGTCATGCTTTGCGGCAAGTGACTTTAAACCGAAGTAAGGCATCTTCTCGACTTCTTCTCTCGTTACGTCTTTTTCCTGCACTTTTGCGGGTTCTTTTTCCACTTTAACGGGAGCGGGGGCGGCTTCCACCGCCCTCACTTCCTCGTGGGGGATTCGTGCTTTGACATTGCGTCTCACCATCATTCCCATAGTTTTTCTCCTTATGCAGTTTCGCAAGTCAGACCTGAAAGGTCATATTCCTGACTCATTCTGCCCTTTGAACCATTCATCTCAACAACGAGTTTCTGATGTGCCTTGTCGGAAATCTTGAAGATGCCGTTCATGTCGGGATCACCTACAAGTTCAACAAGTCCACTTCCCGCAGAAGGATTCAGACCAACCTTTATAGACGTTACGCCCGAAGGTACTGAACCGAACTGTATAGCAAGGAAGTTACCAGGTCCCCATACGTTGGTGATTGCATTGCTGCCTGACAGATACTTTAATGTACCCGTTATAGCCTTGCCGCTTACGGATACATCACTCTGTAAACTGCTTACCGGTACTTCGAATACACTCCCACCGTCCATACCGTTAACGGTGAGAGCTACGTAGGGTTTGCAAGATTCAGCTTTATGATCTTACTCTTGTCGTATACATAAGGAGCGAAGATGTTGCTGCCCTTGATGTAATTCATTTCTGACAGGATGTCACGATCATACTCAACAAGAGTATTTCTCTTGTGGTAGATTGCAAGCGCACCAGGCTTGATGATGTATGCTGTGTTGGTGATAATGCCATCGTTGTTAACAGACATTCTGTTAGATGTGATTATCTGGCATCCATGTACCATACCAACAACGCCACGAACGATCATGTTCGCACCGAGTTCGGTGTTGGGAATCCATCCATCGGTCTTACGCAGACGTGCGTAGAATGAAGGCGGGATAACGATAACCTTCTCACCGTCGATGTCCTCACCGAAATCTGTAAGAGCATCTGCGATAGCATCTGCTGCATCAGCGTCAGCAGCAACGTCTTCTGACATTGTTACGTTGGAAGCCATGTTAGCGATAAGAGCGTTCTCAACGCCGCTGTTGATAGCGGTAAGTATCTGTGAAGAAGCCTCATTCATAACATTGCCTGCGCCTGCGAGAATTGCCTCATCGGAAATCTCAACAGCCTTACCGATCTTAGATACGGTTACAGTTGTGGTGTTGGTTGTAAGCTTTGCGATTGAAATGTCCTGACCTTCGCTAACAGCGGTTGCATCGCCGATGTAGTTGAATGAAGGAAGGGTTATTGTATCGCCAGGCCTGCCTACGAGAGTATCATCTATTCTCGCAAGAGGTGAAAGTCTGATAGCGTTTACTAACTTCTTATCTATGAAGTCAGCAAGCACCTGGGGGTTCACCATGTTGGTGAGTAATGTTGCATTAACTCCTGCTGCCATTTTTTTGTTTCCTTTCTTTGATTTGATGTGGTTTAAAGTTTCATCAGGCGGTTGTATTCCGCCGGATTCTCCTCAAACAGCTTGTTACGGGCATATATGTCCATGCTTTCAAACTGCTCTTTGGTGTACGAAGTTCCAGAAGCACCACCAATGTTCACGTCAGGACGGGAAGCCCAAAATTCCTGCTCTAACTGTTTCTTTTTGCGTCCATCCACCTCGGAGAGAATCTTGATCTTCGCTTCCTGGTCGCCGTCTGTCTCGGCAATAGCCATTCTCGAAGCTTCATCAGAAGTAAAGCCAAGCTGCATATAGGTTTTTTCCATGTTGTGAATTGTCACTTCACGTCTTAAACGTGTAAGTTCCTCATCCCTTGCGGCTTCCTTTTCAGCTTTTTCCATGCTTGCTTTCTCAACCTCTGAAAGACTTTCACGGTACTTCTTCTTGAAGTCAGCGGCTTCCGAAGCGGCCTTGTCTTTCTCACGTTTGAGTTTTGCAAGTTCGTTCATCAAATCCTGA